TCCTCTTTTGAGAAAACAAATAGGTCATATTTTCCAATAAATAAATGCAGGATACCTCTGAATCCTTCTAATACGACTGTGACATCAATATCACTTGTATTTTCATCTAATCCATATGCTTTAGATCCACCATAGTAAATAAGCAAAATTTCAGTATTTGGAAATACTTCTTTTATGAGATTATAAATATCATTCATTTGCTTCCTCCTCAATAGGCTCAGGCAGTGGTGGTTCTAAAACATCATAATCATCTAGTGCATCTTCAAATCCTATGACATTTTGTTTTAACCAGTTGTATCCTTCAACAATTGGATTCACATCTAAAAACAATCCATAATCAGAAAATGGGATTGATATATCCACTTCTTCAATTGGATGGTTATTACTTGCTCTTGCTTCTTTGGATAAATAAGATGCCACGCATACTGTAATCTTCTTGTTTAAATAACTTATATTGAATGCAGTAATTCGGTGATAAGATGCACCTATACCAAATTTCGTATTTAACTCTTTAATAATTGCCATAATAATTCCTACTTTCTTCTCATTCTATAGATTGTAACTGAAATACTATCAGGTGAACCTACAGACATTCCTGGATTAATATATAGTACTCCAAGATCACCATATGCTGTATGTACAAAATCAACCATCTTAATTGATCCATCTCCTTGCCCTGAAAGTGTTGTCATACTTTTGCCATATGCTACCCACACTTGAGTATCTACATAACTCGCTTTAAATGTAGGTGATATTTCAAAATCAATGACCTTTGTAATCCCACTTGTAATGGCTGGTCCTGATACATAACTATCTTCGATATACTTCGCTGTTGTATTTGTAGATGATCGTTTATCATGAACTGTATCTTCAGTATTTAAATGATGGTTAATATAGGATCCATAAAGACTTGATTGAGCAGATGTTCTGTAGTAGATGTACGTATCTGAAGTATCTACTGAAGTTCCTTGAGTGGACGCAATCACATGAACTTTGTAGATGTAATCTGGATCAAACGGATATGTTAAACTATGATAGTAAGAATATCCTTGATAGAAATATACTTGTTCTAATGCACCACCAATTTTCACTACAGAAGATATGCCTCTTGCATATAGAGTTTCACTACCATAATCAAAAGCTAACTCACCTAAATAAGATAGATTCGATGTCGTTGGAGTACTTGAACCACGTTTAACTCTAATAATAGACATTAGTAAGTACCACCATCAATAATCGATGACGGTGTTAATACTTTTGAAGTATCAATCCCAAGTTTGTAAGTAATTCTAGTTGGTGTATAGTTTGAGTCAACAACTGCAACATATAAAAGACCATCTATAATTACATTATTTGCATATTCTGTTTCAGAAGCTGCGACTGAAATCCCATCTGAATCACCAATATAAATATCTTTCACATTACTCAAAATTGTTCTTTGAGTTTCTGTTAAATGTAGATTCGAAGCAACATGTGTGTTATAAGTTGTTGAAGCTACACCACCAAGACCAGCAAGTGATATTGTTACTGCTCCAGTAGATCCATTTACGCTGGTTACTGCATCAGTTGGTGTTAAAAGTTCTTGCCAGTTAGCAAGAGTAGAGTAAGGTGATGCCTTTAGAATAAACGACTTGTTTAAATCAGTTCTAACGGCAACGTCGCCTTCCTGTGCGTTTGATAAAGCAAGCATCGCAGTCTGACTTGCAACAACATACGTGTTTGTCATAGCGATTTTTGGTACTACGCTATCTGCTAATTTACCACTGGCATCAAGAATAGGTACATTCCCACTTCCAGTCCCAGTGTTTTTTGTTGAAGCAGTTCCTAAGTTCAGTGCAGTAATCTTTGTATCAATCTGATCGTCAACTTTGGAAACTCCAGGTATTTTCAAGTAATCTGATTCAGCAAGTGGAACTGATACACTAGCCACTTTGTCTGCTTTAGATATATATAAATGTTCACCACTAAAATCAACTTGTGGTTCACCAGCTTTGACAATTCCAGTTGTTCCAGTTAATGGTCCAGTTCCAGCTGTTGTTCTTCTTTTTATTTGAATTGTAGCCATTTAAATTCCTCCTATTTTTTTGTAAACACACTTGTGATATAATGTGTCGTATTTCCAGTTGTCAACGTGACAATCCCATCTTGATATACAACACTAAGAGAATAGTCACTTGATGCGTAGCGATATGAAATTGATGTATTAGATCCAACAAATAAGAACATCTGTTCTCCTGGAAATGTTACTACTGTATGATTGTTAATTGTCACATAGATAATTGAATCTCTTAGTTCAACTGAGCTTGTACCATAAAATCGATATTTACCAGCTGTTACTAAAGTCAATGTTCTTCTCTTAGGTAAATAACGACTTAAAATTTCATCATCAAGATCATCTACTCGAGTCTTGTCATTACTGATAAGTTTTCTTGAATAACTCGTTAAACTAACTGATGTTGTCGTCTTTGTATATGCACATAAAGCCAATTCATATAGTCCATCAGTTGTTATAAGATTAGTTACTGTCAATGAGGGGTAACTACCTATTTGTTCTTTTACATATAAACTGATTGAGTTGTCAGAAGTATTAACACCCAAGACAACGTACCCATATTTACTTGAATCAGGTGTTACACCTATTGTTGTTTGATTTTCTATATAGATGATTCGACCATACACTGAAACGTAACCATCGTTAAATGTAATAGTATTGTTTGCTAAGGTATAACCACATTCATTCTTTAACCCTTTTAAGATGCCTACATCACTTGAAAATAGAAAATGATATAAATCTGAATCCATCTTAGATGTAACGTTTCCACCTTCAAATGTTATTTTTTGTAAACCCATCAGAACTCACCTCCATCAATATCTGTATTGGTTATAGTTATATTACTAGTTGAACCACTACTTGTATTTTTACTGAGTAGTTGTATTTTTTCCGTTAATTTCACTCGATACTCTCCTAACGTTATCGTTGCATAGTTCATAGAATCTTTGAATGTAATCCCCGTTATCACTGATTCGTACGTTTTACCTTTATGAATGAAAGAAACATAATCACCAAGATATATATTCTCAAATGGAATGAACACCTTGTTTTTCATGTCAATTGTAAATGTAATATTGTGATCTAGTTTTGAAGTTACCATTTCACTTCTTGCTTTGGTTTCTAGTGTTTCATAATCGTTATCCGTATAGATGTAACTCTTGGCCATGACACTGTTATATCTATCATCTGAGCTACCATCATCTGTGATTTCTCCAGTAGTTAGCAAATAGTAAGTCTTAATTGTTTGATAAATTTGATTATCGCTTCGTGGATAGTAAACGACCTTATTGACAAGTTGGCTCGTTGAATCATTGGTTTCGACATTCAATATTGATGAAAAATCACTTTTGATTACCATACCTTGATTCACACTAACAATCCTAAAAGTAATGCCAGTGATACGTCCCCTAAGATAAGTAACATCAGTATCAAAACTAAGGCTATATCCTTTTGAAACAAGTTCAAATACCTTTGACATGTTAATGATATTATCTGACTCAAAACTTAGGCTACCCATCACGCTTGTTTCTTTACTAATTGTCAAATATGATAAATTCTGTTTTTGATCAGAATTATTTTTGAAGTAAGCTGTAATAACTTGTTGTATGTAATCAGCCAAATCTCCTGAGAAACTTTCTGCTGGTATATCCAAATTAAAAATCTCTCGAAAATCGAGAGACTTTATGTTCGTAGTGTAATCATCATTTAATTCGATACTTTCCAGGATTCCTATATATGAGTAGATATCATTCTTGAAGACAACAATATCACCAATGGTGCAGTTAATGTTAGTTTTGTTGACTTTGAATATTGAACGCTTTATGAGAACCATATCTAATGCCAATTCAAATTGGTTACTGACATATGCATTATCTTTATACTGCAGAGTACTGCGATCTAGAAATAATAGTTTCATATTCTAAATTCCTAGATAGCCTTCAAGTACCGTAACCCTGCAAATCGATTCTGTAGCTACTCCTGGTTTGAACTCGATTTCATAATCGCCATGCTCTAGAAAGATAAAATTGTCTTCTTCAAAGTCTTGTAGTCCATATATATTAGTTATTACTCCAGATTCATCCATAACCATTTCTTGTTTACTTGGAATAGAGTTGATGGTAATGGTTATATCTTCTGCAGTTAAATATAAACGTAAAGTCGATACTACTTCTCCATTCCTTTTAATCAGCACCTCTGGATCAATAACACTTCCTATCATTTCAATGACAACAGGTGCATCATTCAGTCCATCATTTCTAATAAATACCTTACCTTCATATGAACTGGAGTAGTAATACGGATAAGAATATGGATAAACTTTACCACTAGATGAACCATTGGCAATAATCTCATACGATTTCTCTTTTAACCAAAGAGATAACTTTTTAAATACGATGTTACTTTGAATGGTGCTAGCTACTAATTCTGCTTTTGATAAACTAGTGATATCTACATAACAGTAAGCACTGAAAGCATCATTTTGATAATGTAGTCTATACTCTTTATTACTTTTGCTAATAAAATCTACAAATGATTTATACCCTTGATATCCTTTTAAAAAGATTAATGTTTCAGATATCTCGGATAATGGAATATTATATTCTGAGCGGGAGTAAAAACGACTATACTCTAAGTACTTCATATCTAAAGAAAAACCAAGACCACTAACTTGAGAGATAATGGTCTGATTTTTATGATTAAAGTAATAGATATCACCGTATTCATTTTCTAAATAAAATTGTCTGATCATATCACGCTACCTCCTAATGCCTTATTGATGGAATCCACATCAAAGGTCGGTGATGTTGTATTAATCGTGATGTTGTTTGTATTACTGGTTGATGAGTTGGAATTTGAGTTATTTACCGTACTCGATCCTTTTAAATTAAACGTATCAGAAAAGAAATCTCCAATACCACCAAAGAATCCACTAACTTTATCAGCTGCATTCGATGCAAAATCACTAATACCATCTGTTACTTTATTTGCGATATTTGATATCCCTTCAGTAACACTTGAAAAAGTATCTTTTACTTTGCCACCAAAGTCACCAATTTTAGATGGTAAGTCGCCAATCCACTCGAATATTTTTTGGATAAATTCAACAATCTTCTGAACAACATTAAGTACTGGTTCAAGTACTGTCTTGAGTACATTGATTGCTGGAACCAATATTGCATTTAATACTTCTCCAACAACAGTTATCAGCGGTGCTAAAGCTTCTAAAATACCAGCGAACATTTGAATTTGTGTGATTAATGGCATAAGGATAACATCTAGGATTGGAACCAAAAGATCAACTAACATAACAACTAAATCGATAATCACATCTAGGATTGGTTGTAAGGCAGTCATCAAACTATCTACAATCGCTAAGATAGGTGGAAGCAACTGCATAAACGTTTCCATGAGTCTACCAAGTAGAGCTTTGAATTCTTCACTTTGAAATAATGCCATAGCTAAAATAGCAATTAAAGCACCGATTCCTAAAGTTGCAGCATTTATACCAACTCCTGCAAATATTCCAGATGTTCCTACAGCTTTTAGTGCCATGGATCCAGCATTGAGTAGTGGTCCTACTTTACCTATAACAGATAATACTGGTCCTATTGCAGCTACGAGCCCAGTTAAGGTTGCAATTATCTTTTTTGTTCCTGAATCCATGTTATTCCACTTATCAATCCAGTCTTTCAATGTAGGAATTACATTGTCTCTTACTTTAATAATCAGCTCTTGAATAACTGGTAAAAGGGTACTTGCTAAATCAACACCTAAACTAGACACTGCTTGTTTCGTACGATCTAGTGCATCTGTAAACTCTCCTGCTTGTGCTGCTTGTTCATTCGTTACAATTCCAAGTTCTCTTGCTTCTTCTCGAAGTCCATTTATAGCTTCTGTTTCACTTGAAAGAATTGGTAATACTTCAGTACCTATTTTCTCACCGAAGAACTCATTAGCCACACCAACACGTACTGATTCATCCGCAACATTTCCTAAAGCATTTCTAATAAGTTCGAATGCTTCATCAGCATTTTTCCCTTTCAAGTCATCAACTGTCAGACCAATAAGTGCTAAACTATCAGCAACCTTATCGCCATTTCCAGTAGCAATATCTCCAAGAATTCCATTTACTTTCATAAACGCTTTAGACATGGATTCTGTTGAAGTTCCCATAATGGTTGCGACATGGTTCCATTCCTGGAACTGTTCAGCTGATAATCCTAGCTTTTGGGCAGTATCTCCAATCTCATCTGCAGTATAAGCAGTCTTTATCGAAAATGCTGTTAAAGCAGAAACGGCACCTAATATAGGTACCGTCACACTTTTAGTTAATGTTGAACCAAGTTTACCAATCTTCTCAAAATTAGCATTACTTAGTTGCTTGATTTTGTCTGATGTTTTTTCTAACTGTCCATTCATCTTAGCTATTTCAGCTTCAGTGTATTGGACATTTCGTTTTAACTTATTAAATTCGTCTTGGCTCATATCTCCAACTTGAACAGCCTTTTTAGCATGCTCAAGTTCCTGGTTCTGTGTTTCAAGTTTCTTTTTTGTTTGGACTAATATATCGTTTAATTTTGATTGTTTTTGTTTCCATAAATCTAGATTTGTACTATCATAACGAAGGTTTGTATTAATCGCACGTAAATCTTTATTTTGTTCTTTTAAATCTTTCTTGATTCCATTTAGTTCGTTCTCTAAATCCTTACCATCAAGGGTTAGTTTTATATTTAATCCTTTAACAGTTTCTGCCATTAATGCTCACCTCCTATAATAAGAATTTATCTATATCTTTTTGCGTAGCTCTCTTGATAGATTGTTTCCCATTAATCACATTCAACTCAAGTTCTACGATCTCAAAATAAGTATCTAGATCAAAAGTTTTCGTATCTTCAACTGAAATACCTAAATGAGCAAGATTAAATATGATATTAGCTGTTATGTTTACATCGTCATTTCTTTGTTGGTGGTTTGGGTGTGGATCCTTTTTGAAACGTTCCGAGCATTTCACCTATCGTATTCGTTAGATTTTCAAGTTCGTTTTGATTGCTTAAAATAGAAAAATCCAACGACATTAAAAAGTCGTTGTATGATTGTTTACTGAAAGGTCGATGTAATACATAGATGATTCGGAAGATAGTATCAATAACAGTTGATAAATCATCCTCTTTTTTGATGTTTGACTTTTCTAGTTTCTTGATATCGCTAAATAGTTCCGTTGAGAATACATTACGATAGTCAATAATTGTAAATAATGATGAATGAAGGCGATAATCCTTATCACCCAATTTAAGTGTTTTTTCCATGTTAGATTATCTCCTTAAATAAATGTTGGTAAAGCTGGAGCTGAAGTTAAGAATGCTGCATAGTTCGTATCTCCCACACCGGCTATTACTCTTAAAATTAGATTGTTTCCAGATTCAATCGGTCTAGCTGTAATGTTCAATGTGATTGAATTTGCTTCAATAGAATCTGCTTTTGATTTACTAGCATCTCCTGAAGGTGTAGCTGTACATAAGAAATACCATATACGTCTAGCTTTTATATCTCCTTGAATCTCATATCCTAACGCAAATGTCTTAGTTTCGCCATTTACTACTTCTACAAGATTTCCATTTGTATCTTCTAATACACCAAAGATGTCTTTTTTGAACACATCATCAATCTCAGTAAATTTCAAGGTAACTGTTGTTCCTGAATTTGAGACTAAAGTTGCGATTACCTTATCATCAGCATACACTTGTGTGCTTCCACCGATAGCTTCAGTAGTAATCTCCTGTGCACCTTCTAAACGTTTAGGCGTTGCAAATGTCCAACTTCCATCTTCGGCTTGAGTTGCGAGTGCATAGTGTACGTTTGTTAAACCAAATGTGACTTTATTACTCATTTAAAATACCTCCTCTTTGATTTCATATACTCTGTTGACTGAACTGTCTTCATTGACAAATTCAGATAATAATTCAAATTCATATCCCATAAAATATAGGGATGCTTCTAATTGTTCTTCTAATCCTAAGTTCTTCTTTTCTGTGATTAAACTGACTTGAAAGGTTGCTACTTTTGCGACTGCTCTATCATCAGCATACACAATTGTTCGATTACTGAGTTCTTGGTAGATAATATAATCGGGATCACTTTCTAACCCTTCTCTTGTACCATATGACACTTTACCTGGTAAAACAGAATTGAGTGTATCGAACAAAGCTTCTAGTTTCTCTTGCATTAATCATCACCTTTTTCAATAATTGATTTAATATCTTCTAACATCTTAGGAGTAAGCAGATCATATGCTGGACGCATGAATGGTCTGGGACTAACATACTTACCACTACGGTGTGTAAAACCGAATTCTAGTAAATGAGTTAGTTTTCCTTTTTCATTTGAGAATATAACAATCGTCTTGTTGATTCCACTACCTTGAGGTTCAGCAACGAATGAATCTGCGAATGGTTTTGAACCACCACTTCTTGGTGCATGAGTGCTGATGTACTTCACGATTTCTTGTGCCGTTTCATCTAGCCTTTTTTCAAGTTTTCCAATAATCTCTTCAGCATACTCTTCTACCATTTCAGATATAGCAACTCCAAGTTCATCAAGCGTAATCAATAACATCACTCTTTCTGATTTTAGACTTACTCAAATATAATTCAATGAACTGTCCAATCTGATAAGTTCGTTCAATCTTGTAAATGTCCCCTGTAATGTCAGCGTATTTGCTACCATCGTACAAGAAACTTTGAATTTTAAGTGCTATATCGATTCTTATATCTGAACGTTTACTTTCATAGTATTCGTTCGATGTAATGCTAAAGTTTATACCGATAACTTCTTTTGAGTTTATAAGTTGGTATGTTGAAGAACCAATAGAATTTTGAACCAAATCCATGGTTAGCAATTTTATGGATATATTAGGTGAATTAGGATACATTTTCTGAAACTCCTTGTGTCAGCGCAATCTGTCCTACCAACATATCAAATGTCTTCGGTAGTTCTTTTGCACTCCCATCATTCTTAAAGCCGAAAAACGTCTTCACATAAATAATAATCAGCGTGCTAACCATGGGATTTGATTCATCATTTATATAAGAAGGATCAATCCCACAACTTTTCAGGTATGCTTTGCAACTACCAATGTGAGTGTTCAACTCGTCATCAGCAAATGATTCTGATAAAGGTATGAGTAGTGCTTTTTTTACAATGTCTAGTATTGCCATTAGATCAATCCTTTCTTAAACTTTTAATTTGCTTCAGCTATTAAGCTGCGGCTTTCTTTTTAATACGTAGGAATCCGTTATAACCCACTACGTTACCACCAGTGAATACTGATGCTTTGTAGCTGATGATTCCATCTTTGAATTTGTAATCAGTTGATTTTCCAATTTCAACTGGTGAAAACACTGGAACTTCATAATTTTTAAGTGCTCCATATGCGATACCGTATTCTCCAGCCGCAGTATTACTATCAGCGATGGCTTTACAATAAGAGTTGATGATATAAGGGATACCATCGATAGTCTTGTTGACATAGTCAATAGTATGCACTTTTCTTCCTTCTTGAGTTTTAAGTCCAGCAAATGCACGTAAATCATTCTTATTCAAGATAAGAACTGCTCCACCTTCGACTTCTT